GATGAAGTAGATTGGATCCTGGGAGCAACGAACATACTCCCGAATCTGTTCTTCGGTGAAGTCAATCTTTACTCCAGCTTCTTTTAGGTTTGGATTACCTAAGTAACCTTTAAATTTCCTCGACATTCTTCACTTCCACATCAATTATATCTAGAGCCTTTTTCTTGCTCCGTTCTGGATTGATTAGATCTTGAAGATCACTTGTTGAACCAATAAAGAACGAATTGTTTGTAGTTGATTTTATTGTGGTCTTATTTGCTTCGTTCTTGATCTTCTCCAGATCGATAAGATCCTTGTTGATCTCAGACATGGTTTTCAACATTTGAGTTACGACTTCATATGCTCTGGGAGAATCGCCTTCAGAAGCAACCTTCATAATCCCATCAAGAGCAACCTTGGACTTCTCAATGATGTCGTACATATTACGCTTGGCATAATCGAAATCCTTATCATGAGAAACTTGCTCTATTGCAGTTGGACCTTTATTGGGCTGTTCAATATTAAAAAAATTATCTAGATTTTCCATAAAAACATTTCACAATTACTGACATGCAGTTATAGAATTTATATTTGCTCTAAATGTGGTACTAACGCTTCCATTAAAAATCTTAAAATAATATTTTGGCTTTCCGTAATCAATTAAATATATTTCCGGAATACAAGGAACTGTGTCATATGGATTTAATCCTTCATAAACACTAAGATCTTTTAATATTGTATTAACATTAGTTTGAGTCAATGCTAGAGTATTAGCATTTATTTTAACTTGAGAAACAATTTTATTATTGATTTCATCTAATAAATGAATTGATGTTTGTAATTCAGTTACATTATTTTCTTCCCATGTAAAGTTAGAAATAAATGTACTAGCAGATGTAGAAAGAGAATAATATTGATTTAAATAGCTAGAGTTAATAACAATACTTGATCCTTGAGCATTCAATAATGCAGCATACGTTACAGGATCTGGATCTGCATCTTGCGTAAATGTAAAAGTATTGATAGAATTTCCAGTTTTGATCTCACCAAAAAGATAACTAGAAACAATAAATGATATAGATCCTAGTAATGTTCTTTTAGAACCAAAATTACCTTCATGATCATCACTGATTCTGATATCTTTCATTGTAATAGGCACATTTACATTTTTATGAATATCATTAAAATTTAATCTAATATTAAATTCAGGATTAAAATATGATGAAATTTGTTCTATAATTTGAAAAATTTCATCTAAATTTCTAGTATAAAAATAAACATTCATGGAAACAGCAATTGGTGTTTCTGCAAATGTTTTATAAGTGATATTTTGTTCGTTTATAGTTTCAGAAGTAGAAGCTACTCTTAACTTATTTCTTTTTCTATTATTATCATATGCTATTCCAGTTATATCAAAACTCATATATGGCAAATTAATTTGAGTTTTTACATTATCAGAAATAGATGAATTTTGCTCAAGTCTTCTAAGAAATTTTTCTTTTGATGAGAAAGTAATTGGAACTTTTATTTTTTCTTCAATATCTGTAGTGTTATTTTTTCTAAGCACATAAATTTCATCGAATAATGAACCAAATGCAACAACTAGCTTTCTTATTGATTGATTATTGAATGCATTAAACATTAGTAATTACCTTCCGAGAATGGATCTGTTTCTGTAAAGTTTATGATTGGTTCGTCATATTTGCTTCCGGAACCAGTAAATCCTCTCTGATAGTCAAGAGGTGGTACTTCCCCTTCTGTATCATCAAGAACTGTATTAATTGTACCATACGAATTGGTACTACTATAACTCTTAATTTCGAATGTAAGACCAGATACGGAACTTGTAAGTTGAGTTGGACTGGTAAATGTAATTCCATCCAAAGATAGCAGTTCTACCGTTAGCGTCTTTCCTAATAGATCCAAATCCAATACTCTGAAGAAAGATGTTGTTCCAGCAATACTTCCAGGAACATATACCTTTTCTCCACGAACGGTTCTATTGTAAGCAGCAGTAAATCCGTTTGCAGTAGCACCAATCAAGAAGTTGTATATCGACTGCTTGAAATCTGTAATGGCATCGACATCCTGAGTACCAGTTTCGAATTTTTCCATAGAATAAGCAAATGTTTCGCAAGATAAAGTAAACACATAGTTTTTATCTAGCTGATAGAATGGTTGTTCGTGCTCTACAAAGTTAATTTCAAACATAGTCTTAGTCAAAGGAAAATAAATTATATCTCCTTCTCTAGGACGAATAAGATCTTGATTTTTCTCAGTTATTTCTTTTGTGAATCTTTTCTTGCTTACAATCAAGCTTACAGAGTCTTTTATTTCAAGACCAAATTTGCTAACAATATCTGCACCTTGAAATCCAGAAACAGATGCTACATACATTTCTATCTGATAAGCCTTTGAAAATTTATTCAAAGGATCTTCTCCAAATAGTCTATCTAATTGAACATTTTCTCTTGGGATATAGTAAACATTCTTTCCCATCATACGAATAATTTCTATGATGTTCGTTTCAACAACATCTTGCTCAGTAGATTGAAATCTGAAGTATGGATTTAAAGCCATATTATCCCGTCATCATATCTGGAGGAAGTTCATACGAGGAAACAATTTGATCTTCTAAAATTGCTATTTCTCTCTCTGCCTCTGCTAATATGGTTCCACCTCTTAACTGAACACCACCGGGAAGAGCAACACCATCGAATTTAGCTAGATTTTGACCCCATTGCTTCTTTATCAAAGCGGTGAAGTACTTCTTCAACATTCTATCGTTATAGATTTCTGGATAAAGATCTGGATCTAGATTTACATAAGCCTCAATAGCAATGTATGTTCCAGCTTTTAATGCTGTCCAGTCTGTTTCAATGTATAATTTATTTGTAACTTTATTGAAACGAATTGTTCTTTCTGGATCAAACATCATTTCAATAAGACGAATGTATCTCTTAGTCAGATCAAAATTAGCAATTGGAGTAGAATTTACAAACCCAAGATTGGTATTGATACCATAAACATCATTAAGAGCTAATTGATATCTAACATCAAATAACTCATTTGTGTTTAATGTTCCAAACGGAAATACTCTAATTATGGATAAAATATCATATCCGTTAGGATCTCCTCCAGATGCACCAACAATAGGGCCAAAAGAATTAGTGTTGATATACTTATTCGTTATGTCTGTATCGGTAAGCTGATATGAAAAATAAGCTTTTTCTACACCATCAAAATGTCTTTCGGAAAAGAACTGCAAAGCATCATCCATACGATCTAATGCTTGCTGATAATCGACATTAATTTCTACTACAGGTGCTCCAAGCTGCCTAAAAGTATATTCAATGAGGGATTCTTTTGAATTTGGTTTCGCCATTTAATTTATTTATGCATCTGGCGGAGCATCTATTTTTTGATTACTGTTTTCTTGAAGTTTCTTAAGAACTTCTAATATTTCTAATGGAATTTCATTTACCGTAATATCTACTTTTTTAATATCGGCAACTTTCATCGACTCAATGTATTTTTTTCTTGTTATTGGGTCTTGCCATTCATTTGGTGTGCTGGGAGAATAATTGGTAAATCCTGGCATTGTCAAAGGACATGATAGAGATGGATAATCCAATTTACTATATTCTGAATCTTTTCCGTTTAACCATGTGCTAGGTTTATCACCACATCCGCATGCTCCGCAATAATATTTACCTTCTGTTTCAGATTTCATCAAATGCGAACACGGAGGTAATTCTCCGCCGTCATTCTTATTTCCAAAACAACTTATTGTTCTTAATTGCTTTGTCATGGGTTCTACCTTTTTGGAAGAAATACCACGCGAAATAAGAGATATCGCATAGCTTTGAACCATGCTAAGACCTCTAAAAATTCCAGAATTAATTGTTTTTAATGGAGATTCAGAAAATACTTTCGGTTCTTCTTTTTTTTGCTCCATGGGAATACTAGTATTTTTTGTTGACGATTTTCCACAACCACAAGGTTTTTTCTTCATCATAAAAAAATTCCTATTTTAAATAGTCAAACCATTGATGTAACTTACAGATAAAGTAGAACCTGTCAAGGTAAACTTTACGATCTTCTGGAACGTGCCTTCATTAAATCCGGTAACTCCTGTTATACCAGCTGTAGTGAAATTGATCTGATATCTATCGGCTCCGCAGATAGACTGGCTCGGTGATCCCGAAGAATTGTCAAGTAAACTTGTATCTTCGGTGCAATCGATATAATCTGAGCTAAAAGAAATACCAGAATAATACTCAACGGTTGATGTTGGTACTATATTTGTGTTCTTTTCGCTATTGAGATAGATCCATTGCTTAATTCCAGAATCAAGCGTAATTAGATACCAACCCTCATTAAAGGTTAAAGTAATTCCACCAGTTCCGGTATATGTGTATCCAACAAGAGCTTCGAATGTTCCACCTGATGGATGTGCTTTTGGGAATAGAGGAGTAGCACCGTTCCAGGCTGGACCATCACATGTAGTGCCATTTAATTCATTAAACCACTCTCTAATCATATTAAGATTGAGAGTGTTTTGCATGGCAAAAATTTCCTGAAGCTCATTTAATTCTGATGCTTGTAGTCTTGACTTTGGTTTAAATCCTACAAAATTGTAGTTCTTTTTAGTTGTAGAATCTACATTTGACCCCCACGATCTACTTGAATATGGGTAGTTAGTTAGAGGGAATTGATCGTCAAATGGAAAGGTAGTGCTCATTTTAGATATTGAAAATTAGTGTTAGTGATGTCTTAGATTCGTTGAATGTGGTGTCAGTTGCAAAAAGAACATCACAATCAGATATATTTATTGAACTTGCCGTAACTCCAGTAATTTGGAAAACTCCACCAGTGCTTCCAACATCTTCATAATAGTATGTACCGCCAGTTCCTATCGAATAAGCTGAGTAATGAGAAAGCTCAAACGTACCAGTGGTATTTCCAGAAGTAACATTGTCAAACCCAAGATTGTAACTAGATACAGTCTTAAATGGCTCAAATTGAGTAGAACCATCTCCAATGCTCTTATCGAAACTGGCTTTGCTAATAAAGTAATCGTCAGATATCAACGATGAGGCAATATCTGTACAAGTTGTTTCAAAGATAATATCGTTTATATTCCCTTCGATAGATTCAATTTTTACTGTAGAGCTTGCCTTTGAGAATTCTGTGTAATCTCTATAAATTTTTGGAGCAAATCTGTAACTGTTTGAATTTTTAACATTGCTAATTAAGAATGCGCTTGAATAATTGAAGGTAGCTCCAGCATTTGTTATATAAGTTTGAACATCTGTTGAATTGATATTTGATGTAACTGACAGGAGCTTAGTTCTTAGTAAATCATATACTGAAAGATATGACTCTCCAGTTTTTGTTATTGGAGCTAAATTAAATTGAATTGAAGCGAGTAATTTTGAGAATTTTCCTTCAGAAGCAGTTCCGATTGCCGTTACCAAGTTTATTGGTTCGATATATGTTATATTGCTACTGGACAATTGATTTTCAAGTTCAATTCCTATGACCTTCCAACCATTTGTTCCACCAACATATTGTGTTTTTAAATATGCTTTGCAAGAACCAATGGTTCCATCAACAGATAGTCTGATCTCCGGTCTTTCTTCACTTACATAATAATTAATGGAAGTATCATCGTTTAAAATTGCATTAAGTATGCATCCTGATGGTATAGAAGACAAGATTTCATAATTTTTCTTGAATGAATTTGTCGCACTATATCCAGCGGAACCACCCGAAACATAAGAAAGAATAGGAGTTACATTTGCATTAGTGGCATCGCAAGGAGTACAGCCAGCTGTACCGGATATGTTGAAGAATCCTCCATATTCAGTACCAGTAACACTTGTTTTAAATACTGGTTGCAAATTAGTCAATGAACCAAGTAAATCGCAACTCCATGCATTTGGAACTTTATAAGCAGCTAAAATGTCTCCAGCTGCGTATGTTTTCCCAGTAATAGGCTCTATAAAGGCTTCTTTGACATACAAGCAGCATGTACCATAAGTTAGTCCAGAAGCCCCATGGAGGGTTGTAGAAGCTGCTGTTGGACCCTGGGAATCAGCAGTATATCCCTTAAAGTTTTGTAGGGATTCAATACCAAAAATTTTAATATAATTAGTAGATATCGGAGAAGGATCATAATTGATCTTTAACCACTTATAGCCATCACCAGTGTCTATAATAGTTCCGTTGGAACCCGATGGGGCAAATTTTGATCTATTGTTCAGATCTCTTCTGCTGAAAAGATTATTAGATTCGTTTTCTATGCAAAGAAAAAGTTCATTTGTCGATGAGTTATAGCATGTACTATTTTTTACATCAGGATCAGTAGAATCGAATACTTTGAACGATTTTCCTTCCGACCACGAATTTCGCTCAAAAGCAGCATTAATTTCGCTTATTTTAACTCTTTTTATTAGACTTGCTACGTTTGATATTTTTTTATTTAATCTAGTATCGTGATCTTCATAGCCAATAGACTCTACCCCCAAGCCAATATAGTAGTCATTGACGATGGCACTATTTATGAATTTTTCAATAGATGATGAATATCTTGATGACGAGTCGTTTGGCATACAGTTATTTATAGATCATGAAACCACTATTTCATAAGGTTCTACTTTATCGGTTCCTGTAATAGATCCGGAGTAAATGCTATTTTCAGCCTTAACTAAATCAAAATTGAATCCCATAGGTTTAAGTAAATTGATCAAATCGTCTTGATACTTCTCATCTATATCTGCTTCTAATCTTATGGAATATTCCTGTAATGATGATCCGTTGGATAGAGTGTCTTCGTTTGTATTTGAGCTGTTGAGCACAAAAACATCATTTACTCCATATTCTATTGTATAGTCGTTAAGTTGACTTCCAAAGAATGTTTCCAAGAAATACTTTATAGAATTCTGTGTGCCTTTTTTCTCTACGAATTTTTTCTTATTTGAAATTAAAAACTCTCTTAAAGAAGCTAAATCTGTAAAATCTTCAAAATCAAAATCCGTGAATATTGATGAATATATTTTTCTCAAGCAATCTTCATTTGTATAAAATGCGTTTTGCAAATTTTCAAAATTTGGATACAAATCAAGCCCATCAGGAGAATAGATCCAATTATATAATTCTTGGACGAAATCAATAATTTTATAAGAAGAATTTGATTCTACATCTTCTATTAGCCATATAGGAAATTGATTTTCTATCAAGTAAGAAAAATTTCTTCTAGTATTCAATGATTGCGATACATTATAATTTGCATTCAAAACACCAATAGCATATTCAGCTCCTGCATTTACATCTAATTCATTAGGAGTTAAAGATTGATTTTTGTTTTGATTAAAGAATATTATCATGTTATGGTCAATGAATCTACAGTATAAGATATTGCTTGATTGTTTATTGAAACTATAGAAGCTGATGATGGACTAATAATAAGATTAAATGAAGTTGTGGGAACAACAGAATCGTAAAAAACTATTAATCCTGTAGTTGGATTGAATACTCCGACTTTATTTTTTACTAAAGTACCAGAAGAATTATAGGCAGAAATATAATAAAAGCCGTTTAATCCTGGAACGGTAGTGGATGTACTATTAAATTTTACTTGTGATGCTGATAGATTAGTATCAACTAAATCACTTGTTATAGAAGAAATTGAATTATAAAATCTAATAGTTCTTTGATTTGTTAGATCAAGTACCTTTTCAAAGCTAAAACTAATATTTGATTCTGAAACAGATAGCCCTTTATCTTTATTAACTATAATAGAAATTATATCACTCTTTGAGAGATCATTAAAGAATAGTTTAGTTTCATACAAGTCTTCTATTTCTTTTATCAATTCATCCTTTAAAATATTTTTATTAGAAGTAGATTTTCTTGAGTCAAATGAACAAGAAATAGTTAATTTGCAAGTAAAATCATCACTTTCTAAGTATTCTGTTGAAAGACCAATTATTTGTTTTTCTGAAATTAATTGATTTAGAGAATCGATTTCACTTGAATTTACATCAAGATCAATTATAGAATAGTAAACTTTACCACCAACATCATTGAAATCTTGACCATCAAAAACTGAAATTCTCTGATTAATATTTGTTACTTCTGGCAACAATCCAGAATTAACTATAACATATTCATAATCTGATTTAGTGACTAGAGATGAATAACCATAAGCTCTTGGAGCCATGTATTTTAAATAATCAGAATCGATAGTAGAATAACCGCCACTTGATGTATTTGAAGACAATGTTGCGCTTGGAATTGATAGAGTTCCATTGCTTATAAACTGCGTAGTATCATCAAAAGATACATTATTTCCAATCTCTCCATTTGAAACAACATAAGAAATTTTTACAATATCAGTAGATACTATTGATTTACCTTTTGTTGTTTCAACATTTTGAATATTTTTTCCAAATTTTATAAAAATTTTATCGCCTTTATTTACAATAAAAAATATTTTGGAATTTTCGTCAGTACCTAAAACTGGCTCATTTGTGTAATTGATCCAGTAATCATTATTTACTTTGACAACTATAGTTCTAATATCTACCGTTGAATCGAATATTTCAATTTCTTGAGAATCAAGATCAACAGTTGCAGTTTGTTCTTTAACTAATTTTACACCAGCATAAAATGGCAAGGTAGTTGATAAATCCAAGGTAACTTTTGGACCAATATAATAAAAATTTACATTAGTATTTTTATCATTTTTTGCTCGTATTGCTGCGTATCTATCAACTTGAGCTAAAGTGCTATCTATTTTTGTAAACGATACCAGAGCAGTTGCAGATTTATATCTGTTAGCTGTGTAACCATAGCTTTGTAAAAGTTTTACAATAGATGAATTATTTTTTGCAGAATATATAAAACTTTCATTATTTAAAATATGCAAGTAATGCAATCCAATGCTAGTATTATATGTAAATAACCCCAATAATAGATCTATTGTGGTTCCACGACTATCAAAATCATAGTCGTTAGCAAAATCTGTGCTTTTTAAGTAATTAACTAAATTTTGTCTTAGATTATTCCAATCTAAGTTAATTAAATCTATATTCTTCGGCTCATTCATAGAATTATTTATTCAAATAAAACCTGAACGAAGAATCCTTACCATATACAACGTAATTAACATTAATCGATATTTTTCGATTTATAAGATCACTATTGTCTATTGTTATGTTTATTCTATTCAATCCTTTTATATGTTGTCTGCACTTATTTTCTAGAACATTTAATATGTAATACTGCCTAGCATTACCCTTATCGTATTTGAATTCATTGATAAGAGAACCAACATCAGAATTGAATCTAAATTCTCCAAATTGAGAAAGACACAAATTTTTAATTTGTTGTTTTACCGAAAAAGACTCATCCACAGAACTTATGGTTTTTCTTGAATTTGCTTTAAAATAAATGTCTAGATTTTTTTTCATCTCTGAATATTTATTTCATTTATTGCGCTTGTGTAAGTTTGGAAGAACTTAGGATTTGTTATGGCAGATAAAACATAAGTTGTTTCGTGTAATCTATCTTTTCCTATAGTATGAGTAGCATTCAAAACTAACCATTTTCCAGCTATTTTTGGATTATTATACTGAAAACCTAATAAAGGGGTATCAATGATTTCTATTATAGAACCTGGATAGAGACTAAAATCTCCAATAACAGTAATTGATATCCTAAAAGATGTCAATAACTTAACAAAAGAAGCTCTGGCTAGAGGTGTTCTTAGATCTGTATTCCAAAATGTAGAATTTTTAATAGCAAATTTTAATAATTTTGGAAATTTTTTACCTATTTTGGGGCAATCGCAACTGAAAAATGCGTCAGGATCTTCTGGAAAACACCCCAAATAATCTTGACCCATATTTTCTTTTATAAAGGTGCAACCTTTTAAATCATTAAATGCTGTCTCAAGATGATTATCAGATGGTTCTGGTGTTTGTGGTTTAAGTGTTATTCCGTTATAACCAGAAAAATATAGTTGTTCGCATTGCTGTATTGATATTGGTCCACCATTTTCTGCTGCTAACGGATTCGCACATTTATATTCTTTGCTATCGACAAATTTTTCTGCCGAAGCAAGAATATCAATTCCTATTGTTCCTATACTTTTTATTTTTTCATTAGCCATTTTTATGTACTTATAGTAATATTAGAACCATCACAGAATCCTTCTTTATCGTTCTGTGAATCGAAAACAAAGAGATATTTGTTGTTTTGATACCATGTCTCATCAACGCTTACTCCTCTTATAGATTTCCAATCAATAGCAGTCATTTTAACAACCTGTCCAACATCATATAATCCAGCACTATTTGGAGTTATTGTGGTATTGATGCCTAGATTTGATCCAACTGGAATATTTTTAAACGCAGATGGATATCCAGTAACATTCATGTTAGTTCCTGGGCCAGCATAAGCATAATCTATACCATTTATTTGAGCTGTGAAATTTCTTATTTCGTTGATGTTAAATGCTGTTTGATTAGTTCCAATATTTTGTGTAGGAACCATAAAAGTAAATCCGCTTGTTGGTACTGTATTTAATGGACTTCCTAGCGAAGTTAATCCTTTTGCTTCAAGAGTAAGTCCTTTTAGAAAATCTACTTTATTTGTTATTTGAGAGATACCAAATCTAGGAATAAAATAAACTTCTTGGAAATTATATGTGTTTATTCCTGTCTTTGATGGTGCAATTGATTTTGGTCTTACTATTGCCCAAAATTCAAAACTGGACTCTTGCCTTAAACAACAAATAACATATTTGAATATATTCCACTGTTCTTTTAAATTTCTAAGTTTGAAATACACAGAAGCTAAAGTAGATTTACTTTTCTTTAGACTGATATACAATCTTCCAATATTTTTAGTATCATCATCCTTATCTAATGGGGATTCTTCATCAATATCAAACATATTTTGCCACAGCATAGAAGTTCTTCTACTTGAAGTGGAATCCATTTTTGTAATTCCTGCGTCTGTGTTATAAAAATATGATGGTTCAGAATAAAAAGAATTATTAAAACCATAATCAAAATAACCAAACTTTTCTTCATCATATACTCTTTTAGTATATTTGGTAGAAGTTGCTCCTCTCAACGACGAAATATCAATTTGTGGTTCTCCAAAATTAATTATTTCGTAATCAGCAACATTTGGATCCGGAATCCATTCTGTGCCAGGAGGACCTTCCTCTCCTTCTTTTGGCTGCTCACTAGGTACTTTATCGACAAATGCAAAATCTGAATAATAATCTAAAATATTGTAATTAATAATTTTAGTTTTTAAGGAATTGGTCGAATCCATCAGATAAAAATGTGGTTGATCTAAATTTGGATCGACTCTCTCATAATAAGATTGAAATCCTCCACTTGTTTCAAAATCCATGAACGAAAAATTAAATACAGATATATCATCAATTTTTATAACACCATCTGGACCAATGCTTTCTCTATCGAATATTCCATATTTTCTATCTGGAATTGGATTAGCATTAATTTCATCACCAATAGAAAGAAAGTTTACAGATGTTAAATCTTTCCAAAAAAAGAAATCTGCTCTAGGAATTTGATCTGTATTATCAGCATTTGAATTTTCTGCAAAATAATTAAGCAAATTTAATATTTTTGTTTGGTCTGCTCTTCTTCCATTAGGGAATGCTAAATTTTTGTGTTTTAGCCATGCATAATTGCCAGTGTTAGATGCAAAAGCATTATTTGGATAATCTCTTGGAAAGAATTGTTGAAAAATACGACCTACCCAGTTATCTTCATTTCCTTGTCTGCATATAAATTTAATATCTTCTTCAAAATCAAATACCGATCTTTCATTGAAGAAATACGATTCATGGATAAATTTAATAGTTACTAATCTAGCCTCACTTTTTTTCTGATAATCGGTAGCTCTGGCGACTTGATAGACATAATAATCAAGTAATTCTATTTCATTATTTCTAGAATCTTTTAATTTAGCATAAAATTTATCTTTTCCGGTAAAATTAAAATCGGAAATTATATCACCTTCATCGCGCAAAACTAATGTCCCGCTAGGTATAACACTTAGAATTCCTTCATCAATATTCATTCTTTCAAAAAATCCATAAGATTCATTAGGATTTTCTGAATTAACTATGTTCCACACAGTTCCATCTCTACCATGTGTTATCGATAATTGAACAATTGTTGTAAAATTAGCTACCGACATTCAATGCATCCTCAAAATTTGTCAATGATTTTCTATCTACCAAATATAGTATAGATTTATTACCCTTAAATATATCATTTTCTGTATTGAATGAATAATTCATACTGGTCTGACCGTTCCTAAAATCATAATAAGTATTTAATATATTTGTATCAATTGACTGTATTGAAGAATTATCAAAGAATTCTTTGGCGGAATTTGCGTAATTCTCTTCAAGATTATTATAGAATGTCGCAAAAATTCCCCAAGAATTATTATTTTTTCTTATTAATAAACAGGGACCAGTTCCAACAGAACCAACATTTAATAATTTTAATTTTTTCAATTCTAAGTCTATATCCATCACATAACCAAAATTATCTGTAACATCAAAACCAGCACTATATCCAGTATGAGATTTAGCAATTAGATCTCCTACTGAAAAACAAGAGCCTGCTATATTAGTAAAAAATAAAGAAGTATATTGTTCAAGATTTAAATCAGATTCTTTTGATGTTTTTGGCAATTCTTTATATGGATTTAATATATCGCCAGCATATAAAGGAACATGATAATAAACAAAAGAATCATATGTGTTATATGAAACTACATCTAAAAAAGTATCAGTTTCTATATTTTTTGAATAAATATTATCTTTTAGTGAAGATAAATCAAATGATTTTGAGAAATCTTTCACCGATAAATCTTTATCGTTTATTGTATATGATATTGTAGTAAATTTATTAAACATATTATTATTCTGGCGGATTTACAGTTATTTCTGATTTACTCAATACTCTATTTCTGCTAGGATCGTATGTCCCTGTTTCAAATTCTTTGAATACCAATCTTAAACTTGTCGCCATAGAAGCTCCATTCTGGAATACTCTAGCAACAGACTTATCATCAAATGGAATTTTATTAATAACAACATTAGTTAATACGCACACAAGAGGATCTGATAGCCAAGATTCTGTTAAGAAGGTAGAGTCACCAGCACCTACTACTTGCATTCCCCATAAAGATGGAGGATAAATTTTTTCAGCTGAATCTGCTCTCCAAGGATATGAAGCAGATCTAAAATAATTACATATACCATTAATAATAACAGAATCGTCAATATTTTTAGGAACCATCAAATAATCAAAACCAAATTCTCTTCTTGCCTCTGAATCGATTTGAAGTTCATTAGTATTTCCATATTTTCTAAAAGTTGAAAGAGTTGAAAATCTCTCTAATCGCACAAGTAATGGATCTAAAAATCTTTTCTTAGCTAATTCTAATCTACCACCAAGATTGACTTCAGTAGCAGCAGTTCCCACAAAAGGATCTATGGGGCTAAACGATTCATTAAAAGAATGTGCTGTTTCTACTTCCATTCCAGTTGGAAGAGGTAATTGAATATAGTCAAACGCTCTATTATAAACTCCTGTACGAGTTCTATCCTCGGCCAACACACTATATGGAGCATTGTAAAATATTACCCAATATGGTATTTCTGTTTGATCTGTTGTGTTTGTTGGATAAGTATATGGCATTTTTGAATCCGTTATATATATTTCGATGCCGTACAAAACAAAATTTGTACCTTTAAATGCCGAAAAATATGTCGGAGATGTCGAAAAAATACTTTGCAAATCTTTATGGGAAAGAAAACTCTGCAAGTATTTCGATGTTCAAGACAATGTTATCAAATGGTGTTATGAGTGTGTAAAGATACCTTACATATCACCCATTGATAAGAAAAAACACACATACTATCCAGATTTTATGGTTATGTTGAAAGAAAAAACTGGTAACACAAAGACTATTATTGTCGAAGTAAAACCAGAAAAACAAACAAAAGAACCAGCAAATAAAAAAAGAAAATCGTATAAAAACGAATTAGTGACCTTTTTAGTAAATGAAGCTAAATGGGAAGCAGCAAAAAATGTTTGTAGCTGCAATGAATGGGATTTTAAACTTCTAACAGAAAAGACACTTTTTCGATGAGCAACGCAATTACATATTTAAAGAATCTTATTGATAGTGCTGGAGGATTACAAAGATTAAATAGATTCAATGTAATCATAAATGCTCCTGATGGAACTAACACAATTCCATCTACTAAGATATCATTTGGCGGCAGACAAATAGACACCATAGCAGACAAATTGCCTGGTCCTGGATTTGGTAGAAATATTCCTATGACCCAAAACTATAGCAGTTATGGATCAAATTCATCCAATTTAGTTATTACCTTTCCAATTGAACAGAATTGGAAAACTTATAAATTGATTGAAGATTGGATGAATACTTTAGTAGAAGATGGAAGTATAACTAATAGTGTTTCTTTTGCTAGAGCATATGATGATTGGGCTAGACCCGGATTTGTTCGCGTTGAATGTCTTGATATGAATGGCTCAATCAAAAGCGTATTTCTTTTTAGCGAAGCATTTCCTATTAAAATACAACCAATCCAGTTGAGATCAGATGCTGGAAATTTTGCAGAATTTGAAGTCTTTTTTACATTTAAAAACTATAAGGTAGTGTAATGAAATTTGAAAGATCTTATCCTAAGTATGAAATACAAATTCCTAGTTCAAAGGAAAAAGTATATTTTAGACCATTTTTAGTATCTGATGAAAAAAATCTTTTATTGATAAAAGAGGAAAAAAATCCATTATTGATTATAAAAAATGTACTAGAATTAATTCAAAAATGTTTTTTTGATATTTCAATTGATGATATTACCATTCAAGATTTAGAATTTTTATTCTGCAATCTTAGAGCTAAATCTATAGGAGAAGTAGTTAAAACAAATTTTACTTGTCCTATAACGCAAGAAAAAGTAAAAACTACATTGAATCTTACCGAACTTGAATTAGGAAAATCAAGTAAAGATTTTACTATTAAATTATCTGATAATTATACTATAAACTTTAAACAGCCTACTGTCCTAAAAATTTTATCAATAGATGGAAATTTTGATATGGATCATATGATTAAATCATCAATTGATTTAATTTCTAAAGATGATTCTGTTTATAATTTTAATGATTTAAGTCCATCTGATATGAATGAAATTATTTCATCATTGACAAAAAAAGAATATAATGAAATAAAAGATTTTGTATTAAGTCTTCCTAAATGCCATTCGAACGTCAAATACACTACTAGCGATAATATAGAAAGAACCCTCAGATTGGATGGCGTACTAAATTTTTTTACATTAGCTTAAATCATATAGATTTGGTTTTATATTATAGAATGAATTTTTTTCTTTCATCCAATAATGTAATATCAATATCTGATGTTGAAAATGTTTTTCCTTGGGAGAGAGATGTTTACTTTAATCAATATAAAAATAAATTAGAAGAACAAAAGGATTCATATGCTTGATAAAGAAATTTTTGATGATACTGATGAAAGTAATCAAACCAATGCTAAAACAGAAATAGGTGATGGTAAAAATCCTAGCATGGATGTATCAAATTACTCATCAATAATTTCCGACGAAAATGAATCTAATAATTCAATACAAATAGATCCATCTTCTACAAATATTGAAACTTCTATTCCTGATTCAAATAATAATTCTAAACCTATAGCAGAAGAATCAGACATGATGGAGACTTCTCCTCCACCAGAATCTGTTAAACTTTCTACTCCAAATACTTCTACAGTGACTGGCAATGAATCAAATAATGAATTTCCAATAGAAACTCTTGAATCATCTCCGGACAATTCAATTCCAGAGTCAACTACAGAAACTAAACAAGCTGTAAAAGAAATGGTAGAAGATACTACCGAACTTGGGCAATTAAGGGCAATTCAATCAAGTTCTGAAAAATTATCAGATATAGAAAAGACAATAATAGAACAAAGAATTAAACAATTAGAAGAACAAAAAGTAACAGATGAAAGAACATTTGATACTGATATTAAAAAAAGTTATAGTTCTCCAATAATTTCATCAAACGATCAGCCTTTCTCTGCTCAAGGAGAAAATATAGATGATCTAACAGATTTTCTTAGTTCAATAAAAGACCCTCCAATTTGGAGGGTCTTGTGAGGCTTTGCTTTGGTTTAGATTTAATCTTCCTTAGCTAGTCGCTTGAAGTATTCAAGCGCGTCTTCGTCCTCGTCAGGCTTGGGAGCCTTACGAGCAGGAACGGCCTCAGCCACTTCGTCCTCGTCCTCCGCTCTCTTAGCGGCAGGGGCAACACTGCGAATGTCACCGCCGAGAACATCGTTGAGCTTCTTCTTGAGTTCGTCGTATGACTTGAACTCACCAGGAGCAACAAAGTCCTGAAGCTTGTACAGAGTCTTCCACAGCTTCTCAAGCTTCTCGTCATCGCCCTTGTAGAGTTCAGCAGCACCGTCAAACTCAGACTTGTCGTAGTTGGTGTAACCAGCGACCTTACGAATCTTCAGCTTGAAGTTTGCACCCTTCCAGAAGTCGAATGGGTTGATGGCTTCCTCGTCCTTGAACTGAGGCTGCATGGCCTCCTGAATCTTCTGGAAGATCTTCGTACCGTACTTGAAGAGGAATACCTTACCTTCGTTCTGGGGGTTTGAAGGATCGCTGACAACAAGGATGTTGCTGATGTACGTTAGCTTGCGCTTACGGTTACGGGCAATGTCCTTGTCCTTTTCGACACCGCTGTTCCAAAGTTCGCTGTTGGCTTCGCAGATCGGACACTTCTGACCAAGCGTGGTTGGGCAGTTGTCGATCAGCCAGCCACCCTTGCCTTGGAAGCCGTGCGAGTAAACCTTGACCCAAGGAACATCTTCACCTTCACAGGCTGGAAGAAAACGAATCACGGCATAGCCGTTACCCGCCTTGTCAACTTCTGGCCTCCAGAACCGATCATCCTTGTAATCGGCAGTCTTGTTTAGGTCTTCGATCTTCTTGGTAAGATCTTCAATGCTGGACTTCGAACGCTTCTTAAAATCGCTAAATGACATATAGTCTCCTTAAATTTTTCCCAAGGAACTCCCTTGGCCGATGGTGTAGTATACCAAAGTCTGGTGATTAGTCAAAAGGGAAGTTTGGCCTTTTTGGGCAAGATATGAAGATCTCTTCCCTCTTCGACTAGTTTTTCGATTATTGGTTTGGTGAGCAGTTTTGCAGCCCCTTCAGGCTCAATCTCATAATCAGCACAATATTTTAAAATTGCATCCATATAAGTGCAATTTGTTTTAGTCACATGTTCTATAATTAGTTTAGAAAATTGGTTTTTAAAAGTTGGTTCGATAAGCATAATTAATACCCTATATAGTATTGTAATTTGGAGATAAAATGCCTGATAATACTGATCCCAACTTGAATGTAGGTATAGCTGGTGGCCTTACTGCTAGTATCGCAACTGATTTTGTTATTGATGTTTATGGCACTACTTCGCATGTTCAATTAACCAAATTAGTTTTCGGAGCTACTTCAGACGCTACCAGAGTAACCTCAACTAGTCCACTACCAGCATACTTAGCTTCTACTGGTGTAACTCTAAACACTAGAGCTACCATCACTGGTGGAGGAACTGCTGGATCAGTTCAGGTAGTTAATTATAGCACAAGTTCACTAAAAGTAAATGGTTCGGGTCTTAATAATGCAGTTATTACCCAAGATCAGGCTGGTAACACTCTTTTAACAAATATTTACACAAATACACAGGCATTTGTTACAAATCTTACCAGCGGTGATTATAAAATAAAAGGTATGGGTATAGGACCTGATGGGGCTACCAGCGGGGCTTACGTTCGTTTATTTGATCCAACTACCAATCTAATTGCGGGTGTCTCCAACGGTGGAGGTAGCCCTGCTCTAATGGTTCAGATTCTTGGTGCTCCAATTACTTTAACTGCTAATGTGAATCCATCAGTTGCAGTTTATAATGGATCTACTGGTCCTCTCTATATTCAAGGTTCAACCGGATCACCCGTTAGTATTACCGGAGTAACCCTTGAATCTCTACTAACATCAATCAATCAATCTGGTAATTCTGGAGCAACATTTACATCAAGAATTCCAGCAATTGAAACTTTATTAAAAGCAGGAACTGCTAAGATAACAGTAGACTCGCAAACATTACCAACAACTCTAACTACTGGTTTATTTACAGCAACAACAACACCAACAGCAGTTAGTGCTGCTGGATTTACATGTGCTAGAGGCGTAAATCTAAAGAGCAATTATACAAATACATTCCAAATTTTTGTAGGAATAACTAGTGCAATAGGAACTACAAATGCATATCCAATTGATCCTGGAGAAAATCTTTTCATAGAAATATCAAATTTGAATAAGCTTTTTGCTCTAAGCGGTGGCGGATCAACAGGTCAAAAACTATATTTCTTGGCAAATTAATACATGTCAGAACAAGAGTTCTTCAAAAATGATGATCCGCCATATTTGGTGAAGACATTTGATTCTTATGGAATCAATATAGTAAACTCATATACTGATGTTGATCTATTAGGAAAAAAAATAAACTCATCTCCTCTAGTACAATTTTATAATTCTTTTACTAAAGCTATTTTTGATTATTCAAATACAGAATCGGAAAATGATCTAGAGTATATTGATATTCTTTTGCAAGGTCTTACTAATGGAAATACGTTTACTATTTCTGATGGTTATTATGTAAAAGATCAAGATGGAATAACTTCTAATATAAATGGAATTTATCAATTTGATGGTGCTCAAAATAATAATTTAATTTTAACAACTGTTATATCTGCTTCAAGTGTAAATAATACAGAATCAAGATACGAACGCGATTATTTTGTAAATTCACCGCAATTTACTTTAAATTCTGGATTTACTGGAGATCCTTATCATGTCATAAAATCTATGACAAATATTGGTCTTGTTGAAAGATTGGGAGCAGTAGAAAATGATCTTATTGAAGTTTCTTATGCTGGTAACACAGCAAATATAGATCGATATAGAATAGAAAAAGTAGAAACTTCAAGTGAAAACGAAGAACTAATTTTCTTAAAAGATAGTGTAAATAATGATAATAGATTAGGGCAATTAAGTACAATAAATCTTTATGTAAGAGGTATTCCGCCTTTATCGTTAACAGAAATAGATAAAGATTTAAATGGTTGCGCTAAAACCTATACTGTAGATGGAAATTATTTAGAATGCTTTGAAAATCAAAACGAATTACAAGCTTATCTAAGAAGATTTAAATATGAAGAAAAAAACGTATTAAATACATGGACGGAAGAATGTAATTGCGTAGGATTTACTGCTGGATACCAAACTGATGGTCTTAATTTTGATGCAGAATTTTTTGTAAAAATATCAAGCAATAATTATGTAATTGCTGGTGTATATACAGAAGTTGTAAATTCTACAAATCCGACATTAAATATTTCAGAAGGAATATTTAAATTTGATCAATCACATTTTAGTAATTATTCTGATACTTCAAAATATGAATTAGTATTTGCTGAAACTGTTAATGAATTGTTAAATGAAGATTATCTTAATATTTTTGAAAATAATTATGTTGCTGGAACAGAATCAGCTTACACTTTACTGACTGTGAGTTCATCAACTCCAAGAACATTCTATTATGGTGCTAGAGGTATGCCAAGTTTATATGGCATAGTAAATATTACTTAAGAGATAATTTTTTGTCTATCATAGACAATACAAATTGTCTTATCTTATCAATATAACCACGGTTTCTCAATTCTTTGAATATAAGATTATCTTGGCTGAATTCTCCCTCTTTTGAGATTGAAGCTTTTCTTAGCTTTTGATATCTCTTAAGAAGTTTTTCTGCTGCTGATGGATCGGTAGTATTGTTTAGAACATGTTCTATTTCATAAACATGGTCTTCAATTTTTTTATCTAATAAAGGATCTGCTGAAAAATCAAGATTCAAATTTTCTGGCTTAACAATCCATTTGCCAGTTTTTAAAGAATACACTCCCTGATTTTTTGGTATTTCTACATTTTCAGTTTGAGCATAGACTTCTACTGGAACATCATAGATTGTTATTTCATGAGTTAATGACCAAATTAATTTTTTATCTTTATAGTAATTTGGGTCTTTTTTGCAGATGTTTAATTTTTCTGGTTTCAAAATTATATGAATATCTAAATCAGAATTATCGGTGTAATTGTAATTCGCATTACCACCAGTCAGCACAATATCATCAACAAATGATGCTGGTGTTTCTGTGAACTTCAACCATTCTTTTGCGATATCAATAAGGTGTTTTCTTACTTCATCTTTTAAAAAAACATTTACCCAGAACTTCGGATTCAATTCCGAATGATATTGAAGGGTAACTGATTCTTGTAAGAATGATTTGAGATATCTCATTAGTTAAAGCCAATAATTACTAATTTTCCTATTCCAGTTGTAGACCAAGCATCTATTGTTTTTAATTCAAATGGAAATCCAAAACATTTTGGTGCGGCATCATTTTTAGCAAATCTAATTACTATGTTACCATTAATTGTTATTTGTGCATTAGTATCAGATGTATTTGAAAAAAACATAAAACATTTATTTTGTTCTATTGTTAAAGGATATAATAATAATCCAGATGATGAATCAAGCTCATATAAAACTTTTGCAGATTTATATACGTCATCAAAAGCAAAATTTTGTGGTAATGAACTATACATTAGTTAAAAAATACTGCTGAGCTATTTGCTATTCCTGTTATCCCATATACACGGGTTGGGATAAATGCAGAAGTATTAGATGATATTTTTACATGAGTAGTATTAAGTGTACCATCATTAGATCTAAAATCTAAAGTAAATCCTGGATTTGTTGCAGTTCCTGCAACAAGCATACAAGCTTTATTTTTTGCTGGAAGTTTTCCAGTTCCATCCATTGAAATATTTGTTGCTGATTTAAAGTTTTCCATATAGCTATTTATATGAAAAAACCCCCCGCTGGAGTCGGGGGGTTTTGTGATTAAGATTAACTAATTAACTCAAAGACGAGTCTTTGCCTTGGAGCAAGTATTTGAGCAATTGTCAATACGCTCATGAAGGGAATCCGTCTGTTGCCACATGCTGCGACGAACATCATCAAGATTTTCATTGATGGTGCGGTCAGCATGGCTACGCTCAAGTGAACAGACTTCCTTTGAAAGGCGACGAATCTCTGCAACAAGCAGAAGACCTGTTAGGCCAGCAAATGCCCAAACGAGTGGAGCCTTTGCATTATCAAGATGCAGAATCAAAGAAGCAAACGCGGTAAAAACAGCAAGCCAACGGTAAGTAAAAACATTATTATGCATTATTATTCTCCTTTTGAATAATTTTAGTTAAAACTGAAACAATTTGGTCAATTTTTTTATTCTCCAGAATCATATTGACCTTGATCTTTTCAATCTCATCCTTGAGAACTAGTACGATTTTTTTATCTTCTTCGGTCATAATCATACTTATATCTCCAATGAGTAGGGTGGGGGTCGAACCCACACATCTGCCGTTATAAGCGGAAGGTTCTGCCGATTGAACTACCTACCCAATTACAGCACCATATGTGCTGGCGATCTAGTCCTCGCTTTCCCGTTAGGGCGGAACGATTTGTGCTTTGTCGTTCCCTGTTACACCATCATTCTACTGAAGATGGCTCCTCTGTCAAGAGAATTTTACATTTTTGGTTAGTAACATGCCCAGAAGGAGTCAAAACCAAATAATTGCTCTTCTGGCGGTCAGTATCGTCCCCAAGGCGATAGTTGACCTGTGTGCCGCTGTTAGCCTTTACGGACTGTAGGGCCTCTGGGGAGGCCAAACTCTCCATAATGGCTCTGGCGGCGATTATAGCCTCCTCTTGGCAGGAGACTACGAGGGGGATATCGATGTGAATGCGGTATGACATTAGTCGATTAGGAGCTTCTTTGCACTTTCTGCTGCAATCCAGTCCGTTGAGCCATCCTCATAGCGGACACAATACTCAGTTTCTTCGTAAATCATGCCCTTCTTGTCCTTTGCCCGTGAAGTTTGCGATCCTACGACGGTGCAAGGACGACTATTCTCAGAATTTACAATTTTTTCGCCATGCTTGTACATTTAAATCTCCAATTCTTGAAAACCTTCATCATCAGTGTACCAGATCTCATCAAAGAAGTCAACACACCACGACAAACATTTCTTACAAGGCTTGGAATTTCTTAGTTGGTGAAACCGATTCATACGAAAATTGATCAATTTCAACCTCTTTTCGCCTCTTTTGTAGGATTTTGGCAGCTTATTGAACGCATCTAGCTCAGAATGAACGCAATCAATGACATATCCATACTTACGAGCAAGTGGATGTGTCTTAAATTGATTGGTTCCAATAGAAACAAGCTTATTCTTGTGGAAGATCAGGCTTACATGCTTCTTCTGCCGTTCCATTTCTAGGCAAATCGGCATCGTCTGCGTCAAGATATCGTTCAATTTCACGCTCAATTTGGGAATAATCATAAGTAGTCGCCTTTGACCCGACTATCTTCTCATTGTAGTACTTACGCACAAACATGTCAAGCACTAATGGATAGTGTTTTACCACAATCCGTGCCTTTTCACGAATTTCTTTTGGTACTTTTGGTGTTTGCTTTGGGTCAAGAAGACTATAGATGAATTCTTTGCACCTCTGCAACGCATAAATTTCTTCTTCAAGTGTTGACATCTATATTATTCCATTGTTCTGCCATTGCATCAGCTATACCTTTAAATGTAGTTGAAGCAATTTTTGCTCTTTTTATCTTTTTAGTTCCGCTTGTTGTGTGCGACCATTTAGATATTCTTGATCCATTTGCCTTTGTGTAAAATTCTCCCTTTTCAACAATTTTAGTTGGAGTTAACAATGGAAGATTTTTTAACCATAAGCAAGTAGGTTTATTTGCTTCATGACCAAATTGCCATGGATGTATAATTTGTGATGGTTTCATCCAATTTTTATTTAAATAACCAATTGGATTTTCAATCGCAATATGTTTTATTGGAGCATTCCAAAGAAGTTGAACAAAATCTTTTGCGGCGTAAGTTAGCTCCCATCTTTCTGGTCTTTTATGATTCCACCATATTCCCATTGTTGCCAAATATGTACATGGTGGATGAGCAATCATTAAATCCCAATTATCATTCAAGATATCTTTAACATCTCCTTGATAATGTGGTCCGAGAGAATCTGTTGGTAAAATATCACACGAAATAGAATTATGTCCTTTTGCAATAAAGGAATCTCTTATAATTCCAGAAAATTCACATGCAATTAGAACCTTCATATTTCAAAGAGGATGACGGGACTTGAACCCGCAACATTGACCTTGGAAGGGTCACACTCTGCCATTGAGTTACATCCTCGTATTGGAGATCCTAGATTCGAACTAGGACAAACTGAGTCAGAGTCAGTTGTGCTACCGTTACACTAATCTCCATTGGGAATCCATATGGGATTTGCACCCATTTTCTAGTTTTATCGGTCAATTAAATAAACCGTTTTACACTAGAGCGAGTCTTGTCAACTCCGCGTGTTCCTACCACGCCGCTGGATCGATACTTATCATTAAACACGGGTGACAGGAATCGAACCTGCATCATCCAGTTACGGTAAATCTGTTTAGAAGACAGAGCCGATACACCCGTATATTCGAATCAACTACCTTATATATATACTATAGCAGGGTTTCGAAACATGTCAATACGCAAATGCCAACTTTGTAACAAAGAAACAAAAAATCCTAAGTTTTGCAGTAAAAGCTGTTCTGTAACTTTCAATAATAAAATAAATCCAAAAAGAAAACCAGAAAATAAATGTGTAGATTGCGGTAAAGCTATTACTGCGTCAAGAACAAGATGTAGAGAACATTATTTAATGTGGGCCAAAAATAAAGAAGCAAAGGACATGACTCTTCAAGAGGCAATATATTGGAAACACCACAAATCTTCAGCATTTGCATTGGTTAGAAGTAGGGCAAGATCTACATCTAAAATGAAAAATTCAAATGGATGTGAAAAATGTGGTTATTCAAAGCATGTTCAAGCATGTCATAAAAAACCAATATCATCATTTCCATTGGACACTAAAATTAGTGAAATCAATAGAAATGATAATATCTTGTGTTTATGTCCCAATTGTCATTGGGAATATGATCACGGTTTATGACTTTATTCGGAAAGCTTCAGCCCTGCACCGAGAATCTTACCCATTCCTGCTGGAGCAGTAACTAGACCGCTGATAGCAGAAGTGTATTGATTCTCCATCTCAATCATTGGCTGCAACGCAAACATAACATGCATGTCTGGAATGTCAATGCCATCCTCAGCCTTGGTGTAGGGCATGTATGGCGCAAAACCAATCTGACCCTGGCCCATAGGGATCAGGATGTAAGCCTTCTTGATATTGTACGAATCATCTGACTGAGTAACCTTACCAATCAGTTCTTCACCACTAGTTAGTCGCAAAATCTTTACTTCGCTCATATTCATTCTCCTTAAGCATTGTAGTATACCATTCTGGTTGAGGATTGCAAGTCCACTTTGCAAACCTACTTTTTTCTCCGACATAGTACTTACGATATGCAAGCACTGGATCGCCAAAGACCTTGTATTTATCTGGCATGGCCTGAGCAAAATTGGTCAGACCGCGATTCGGTAGTTCTGGACACTGAAACAGCATCTTGAAGATGAGATCAGTGCTCTTATGAGTCTTACCGTAACGATTGCGATAGATGTTGCAGAGTGCATATGCATGCTCTGCCAACCAGTTGTAGTTTTGACTACTATCGGCAACCCACAGAGTACATGGGTGATTGACGAAACACTTCTTGTATAGTGGGAGGTTGTATGGATTATCGTACAGGTGATGAACAGTTGAAAGCATTTGTGCGCTTTCAAGAATCATCTTAACTACATGCTTGTCGCACATATGACTAGCAGCAACCAGGGCATCACGATGAAGTACGAAAATATTCATATTAGTCTCCGAAGGCAGTATTATACTGGCGATTTACCTTGATGAAACCTGAATTCTTAGAAAGTTCATCAAGATTTTTTGCGCCAACATAAGTACATGCCGAACGAACACCGCCCATGATTTCTCGTACAGTATTTTCTACTGGACCCTTTGGTTCAATAACAACCCGCTTGCCTTCTGCTGCACGATAATGGTTTCGCTGATTGTAGTGAGTCTGCATGGCGTGTTCTGATGCCATGCCGTAGAATGTCGGAACCATTGTATTTGTAGTGTAATCGAACTCCCATCCGCCAGCTTCATCGTGGCCTGCTAGCATTCCTCCCAGCATGACCATCTGTGCTCCTGCGGCAAATGCCTTGGAGACATCACCGGGATGTACGCACCCACCATCCGCGACTATTCCCGACAGTCCTGGAATTTGTCGTGCTTCTTTTACACACATCTGGACTGCTGAGAACTGCGGAAACCCTACTCCGGTCATCTTGCGTGTCGTGCATGCACTTCCGGGGCCGATTCCAACCTTGATAAAGTCCGCGCCTGCCTTGCATAGTAGCCTTACTCCTTCTGGGGTAACAACATTACCCGCAATGATATTTACCCGATCTCCATATTCACGACGAATATTATACACTAATTCACTGAAGTTATCGATGTAGCCATTGGCAACATCAATACAAACAAACTTAAAATCATTCTGCTTTTCCATAACTTGACGGAAAGTTTCACGGCTGGTTTTGTCCAGCCCGATTGTTGGTGCAGAGAAATACTGGCCATCCCTAGATAGAGAAAGAATCTCTGCTGCCGTGTAGTGCTTGTGGAGACAGGTCAGCCACATGCTCTTGGCAAGAGCCTCTGCCATCTCCAGCGTACCGATTGTTGCCATATTAGCGGCCACGATAGGAACACCACTCCAAGGAATGCGTCCCATGTTTACTCGCATCAGATTGACTTCTGACCTAGAGTTGACGCTTGAATGACGAGGTACGATTAGGATGTCTGAGTAATCTAGTTGCGTTTCCATATGCCCTTACATTGTAGTACAATTTATTACTTTGTCCAGAAAGAATTCATGAATACATAAAACATGCCTCTTACCGATGAAGAAACTAAGTTAATTGTTTCTACTGTAAAAAAACCTTTTATCAATGCTATTTTTTTAACTGGTTCATATGCTGTAGGAACTGAAAATGAAGAAAGCGATGTAGATATTATCGTAATTGTAGAAAATTATTTAAATTCTACAGAAAAAAGTTTAATCAGTTTAAAAGCTACAGGGCTATTAGAAAATAAAAATATACATGCATTTGTTTATACAGAAAATGAAGCAATATTAAATAAAAATATACCAATTTCACAAAGAGTTAATAGTTTAAAATCAATAACAACTAATATTATATCTTTGTACATAAAAGACACAAAAAAAAGTTTTTATCTTTCTTAATTCAATCTTGTAACTATAACTTGCTGCGGTATTCCTAAATTTATAAAAAAACTAGCTGGTAGAAGATTTTTCTGCCCAAAAGGACCGCTTACACAAACATGTGTTCTATATGGACAAGTATCAAATTCTTCTAGATCATCAAAACTAAAATTTGTATAATTGCATTCAGATTTTGTAAATGGTGGAGGAGGATTTATTGGACCAAAGCATATTGGAGGAGATGGAGGACTTGCTAATCCTGTTTCATAGACTCCATTGTAAATGAATACCCCAGAATCTAAAACAAAAACTCTTTCTCTAGGAGATGCAATTCCATATATTGCATCATCAATACATCCATAATAATACAAGTAACACTCCACAGATCCTATTGGACCAGAATATGAACCAAAAGTTATTCCAGTTGCTAAAAAATTTCTATTTCCTATTAATTCTAAACCAGGACCAACAATTTGTTCTTCTTCGTATAAAATACTATTAATTGATTGTTCTGCTCTGCCTTTTACATAAATTAAAAGTCCAGATTGGCATCTGCATTCTTCCTCCGGAGAAGGAGCATAACAAGATCTTAAAACAGGTGACGGTCTATTAGTACTTCCGGGTATATTAGGATCAACAATTTCATAAAAACAATTTGGCGTTGGTGTTGGAGTTGTATTTGCTATTGTTCTTATTACTGGAGCATATTGTATACTTTTTATAACATAAGAATCCATATGATTGAATGTTACACCAATAAGAAATCTATCAAGTCCTTGCTGACAATTGACTACTCCATCGTGCGGATCGCACCATCCTGGTGGTAAATTCCATTTTATTGGAATAGTAGGATTATTAGGATTAGTGTAAAATCCACAAGCTCTAAATCTACAACTAAAACCAGCATCATTGTGCTGTGTTATTCCATAACCGATGCCATAAAAACCTTCAATATCTGTAGGTAATTGTCCTAGACCGCACAAATATCCTGTTGAATCGTAAATTGGGCATTGATCATTAATCATACCAATATAATTAATATCAAAAAGTATATTTCTACTTTCAAGATCATAACTAAAAATATTCCTATTATCATAGGTACAGCCAATATTATTTGCATTTATGACATTACCATTATTATCTACAACTAAATTTACATCATAATAAAGAGTACTTCCGTTATAAGAAAGATAATTAAATGTAATATCAGGATCACACTCACAATACCCATCTGTGTTTGTATTTACTCTTATTGCATAATCAGTAAACGTATAATTACTTTTTATTTCTGGTAAAAGAACGCTTCCTAAGCTGTCTTGTGCTACTCCAAAAGTAAAACCATAGACAAAATCACACCATTGACTATATGGCGGAACTCCTAAGAAAGATGTTGGTGTCGTACATCTTAAACAACCTTCAACATTTCCACAACAGCATCTTTTACTTCCACTCATCTCTTTCTTTTTTCCTCTATTTTTTCAATAGTCTCTGCCAATATCTTCATAATTTTTGCTAGCTCTCTCCAATCAGCAACATCTAAAAGATATTTTTCATAGCAATCAATAACTTTTTTAGCTTCAAAGATTACTATATCAAGATCGTGATTGTCTGATCTAGCCATAATTTATGTATGGCTATTCCTCATCTTCATAGATTTCTTCTTCGTAAGAAATCTGTATTACTCTATTAGCATAAAAACTTCTATATCCTCTTTTTTCAAAATCCCAAACTATTATTCTACCACCATAAGAACCAAGTTTTCCATCGACCATATTTGGTACATAATTTCCATCTGTACTACATTTCATTATTCTCTCTACTTGAGGATTTGTTATACGAATAAAATCCACAGTACAAATGTAATTTCCCAAAGATTCGATTAATCTATAAACACTTGGTTTAGAAAATTTTCTTTTAACTATCTTTTTTACTTTATTTACTTTTAGTGTTGTGTTTTCTTTTTCATTCTGCTTTTCTTCTTCAACAACACCAAATGCTTCATCAATTCCTTTTAGTTCTATATCTCCGGGATCTAAAAGATCTCCGACTTTCATAGTAGATTGTATTTCTTCTACTATTTCTGTTTCACCTTTTCCAAAAATATTAAGAATATTATTATTTAATCTTCTTAAAGATTTTTCTGTAGTTTCTGTAACAGTTTGTATAAAAGAAGAAAAAACACCAATTGGTTTTAAACCAACGGTGCTTTGTTGCGCTAAAGCAGCGCGCTTATTAGCTTTTCTTTGTTCTCTTTCTTGTCTGCGTCTAGCAGATCTGGCAGCACTTGCCATATTATCTCAGTGGTTTTGGTGGCTTTGTGCTTGGTTTCTGAGTAACACTTACTGGCTTTGTACCTGTAGCTTGTCCTATAGGTTCGGCAATTGCATCTATACCAAGTGCAGTTGCAGCTGTTCCTAATATATTTCCTACAGTTCCAGTTCCAGCACCTAATTTTTCTAAGCTGCCAGCTAATGCAGCACCAGCTTTAGCAGCTGTGGCTTGTGCCATTGGTTCAGTTAGCATATAGTAGGCTCCTGCACGATAATCCATTCCGGGATTTGGTTTTCCACCAACATTTCCAAATTGTCCTGCTTGTGAACCTAATCCTGCTTTAACAGCATCCATATTTGATTGCCCAGCAAAAGATGATGTCTGGAAACCTGATTTTGTTCCTCTATATCCTTTGGATGCAGATCCCAATAAAGTAGCTGGTGTTCCAGAAGGTCTAGTAGGACTTGTTTCTTGTTGTTTTCCTGATCCGAAACCTGTAGTAGATGTTTCTGCTTCTGGTGTTTCTGGTGCTTCTGGTTCTTGTTCTACATCAGATCCTGGAACCTCAAGACCACCAAGAGGTCTTTTTTTTCTTTGAAAATCCAGTAATGGATCACTTGGCGAACTAGTTGAAGTTTGTGGTCCTCCAGCAATTCCAAACTCATTCAATAGACTTCTATTAGCAACAGATTTAACTGTTTCTAATAAACTTTTAATATCTTTAGATTTGAATCTACTTGGAGATAAGGTTGGATTTGGTCTTTTTAGCATACAATTTATGTATAATTGATGTTAAATTATGTAAAAATGTTTTTTGTTCTTTTATCTCAAATTGGATATATTTGCCACTTCTTGCAAATATTCTTTCTGTTAAAAACAAATCTATTTCTTTTTTACCGCATAAAGAACGAACCATAATTTTATTATCAATTAATAGATGAAATTCTACTTTGTTTATATCAGAAATATGATCTTTAATTTTATTTAAACTTTCATATAGATGATTTAATATCGAAGATCTAAGAATTAGACATTCATCTGTTAATTCTCCTTCAATAAATGCAAGTTTATATGCATTTTTGCAAATTGCATTTTCTTTGTTGAGATTAAAAAATTCTAAATTATCTAAGATACAATCTTCATAATTATCAACAACCCAAAGTATCTGTCCCTTTGGATTTATCCAAAATTTATCAGCTAACATATTTACCTCATGTGTAGTTTAACTGTATCAAGATACACTTTTTCGTCTTCTCCACGAAATCTCTTAGTTATTTTAGGCAATTCTCTATCGTCTATTCCATCTTTCCATTTTATCTTCATATCATCCATCATACCACGAAGAATAGCATCAGACATTTTTAAATAAAGATGATGCTCATTTGGATTTGCTAAAGGAGTAGGTCTACCCAACCCTAAAGTAGGATGATTTTTCGGCGCATTTAACATTTGCTTTCCTATATCTGCAAATTTTAATGCATATTTTTTAGTCTCGTCATCAAATAAATGTGGTTTTCTTGTTACAAAATCTCTGGCAGTAGAACCAGTAATTTGAAAAACTCCCCAAGCAGAAGATGTTCCTTCACCAGCTTTAGTTCTAATTGCATGTTTTGGATTGTGTATTCTATAATCCACTACACCAGTACCTCTATGTTCTGCCTGAGAAAACGCATTTAATAAACTTCCAACCACAGGATGAGATGGAGTATATTGTGTTTTTGTGGCCTGTGTAGTAGGTTGTTCAGTTGTAGTTACTGTAGTAGTAGCTTGATTTGCATTTGTGGCTCTAGGAGTAACAGTTAACGATGGCGATTGTTGTACTGGTAAATTTTCTGTTTGTTTTTTAATTAGTGCTGCTGTACCGCCTAGCAAAGTACCAGCTAGAGCAGCACCCATCATTAATTTTCGTTCTGCTAGATATTGTTTAAATGTACGCATTTTAAATATATAGTTCATATGAACAATTTTCTTAGACAATTTGGTAATTTTAAAAAGAACTCTAAGGGTCTAAATGAATATGTCGATTTTCTAGGTTCTCATTATATCCAAGATCCAAAAACTGGGCAATGGATAAACAACGGAAGAAGTCTAAATGAACAATTTTTTGTACAAGAAGCGATGAATGCATTTGGGGGGTATGGAGAAGAAGGTAATGGCGGTAAAAATAAATCATCTGTAACTCCAGTTTATACTTTAGGATTTGCTGCAACGCTTGGAGGAGTAGCATTAGCAAATCCTATTGATGATTTTATAGTAGAAAATGGAGATGAAACTCCATCAGAAATCAGATATTTTACACAAACTCATAATCAACCAGTACAAATAAAATTAAAACTTATCAGTAAAAATGTAGAGGATTTTACTCCAAATACAGCAGTACTTTTATTTAATGCTTTTACTTCATTAAGTCTTAGAATAACATTTGATTTGAAGGCTGCTAGTGTAAATGATGAATCTGATACTTATACTGTTCCAGCAGCTCCTTTTACTCCACCCCCTAATCCTACATCACAATTTATTTATTCGTCCGACCATGGTGCGTTTACAGCAGAAGGTAACCAATTATCATTTGGAATAGCTATAATAAATGCTGTTACAAATCAAACAATAGATACATTTACTATAACAGATACAGTACCTCTTCCATAAAATAAAATTTATATTTTTAATAAAAAAGGCCCCTTTCAGGGCCTTTTTTATTTCTTCATTTAATTATCAAAATGGCCAGCGTGCGCTCATATCCCAAACTCCATTGGAATCTCTTTGAGTTACGCTATTTAATCCAGAACTTACCCATTGTCTAAAGTTTGGACTTGAGGTTACTGTTAAGAATTGTTGTACAATTGGCGTATCCCCATATCCTACAGGTAGACTCATAATTGCTTGTTTGAATGCTGTATAAATTTGATTAGCACTTTCAAAATTGTTAAAACTAAATTGTGGATTATGAAGAAGATTTAGAGCAACAATTTGTCCTATCATATTAGGAGTCAAGCTAGGAACTTGCCATCCTACTTGTGTATGATCGCTATAATAAGCATATGGAATCAGTAAAGTGCCTCCATCTTCATTATAAACATAAGTGGACCAAATATTTGGTAATGCAAAGGGAGGATTAGTAACTTGAAATCCAGTATAATAATGCATTGGATTGTTGACTGTTCTTACATCGTAAGCTGACATACCACCTTGTCCTTGGTATGTCTGTGCTTGTTGTTCTACGCCTGATACTTCTGGTCCTCTGCCGCCATCATCTCCAGTATCGGCCTCAGTCATCATTTGTAGTCTTAATCTTAAATCATTATTTTCATTAATCAAATTATATTTAAAATTTTGTAATTCTTGAATTTTTCTTTGTAGTGTGTAGATAAATGTTGACATATTATTTCCTTAATTATTTATGTATGAGAAAATATAATCATAAAGAGGATCACATGATGGACAATAACTTTCGTTTGTTGTTTTTTGTTTAGCAGAAACTGATACCTGAATAGGTGCTGTTGATTGTCCTTGAGGTGAACCTTGTGGAGGAGATTCTATATGCTCAAAATAGTGCCATCTAAGACCCTGCAATTCTTTTGGTAGTTTTGCTAATATTTGCTGCGAAGGAACTGATTTTGGATCTCTTAAAAATCCTGTTTTAAGACCATGACCAAGAACTCTATTAGATCCCTTTTTGTTCTTTGGCACTTTAGTTGTTCCTACCGCAACTGTTCCTGGAGTAACTTTAAATCCTGCTGATGTTAATGCCTTTGAAGCAGCTCTAATATTTCTTACATGTGGATCTCTTAAAGATGTTACATGATCTACTGGTCTATTATCACTTCTATTTCCATTTATTGCGGGAGAAACAATCAATTCTCCAGGATCTGTTGGAGATTTTCTTCTGTGGAAAATTATTCCTTCTGGTAAATTACTTTCTGATTTAGTTGCAATCGGAAGCCATGAAGAAGTTTTTCCTCCTAAGATATGATCAATTCCAGATGAAATACTATGTTTTGTTTCTTTAAATGAGTGAGTAACATTTGCAAAATTGCTACGAATTTCTGGAACAGCAGTATATGCATATGAATATGATCCAGCAAACATAGGAGCATGTTTCTGTGTCATGACTCTCACTCCTTGTTTATTTTTTACCATTTTATCTTTATGGAATAATTCTGGAATCCAATCATGATATGGTTGATCTGTTGTTCCGTTTGGTCGCCATGCTACTACATGTCCTTTTGTACCAGATGCCTTTTTCTGATGACCCATCATTTCTGCTAACATCAAAGCACCGAAATGTGCAGGAGCCATGTGCTGTAAATGCCCTCTCTTTAATCTTGAGAGAGGAACAGCTTTTGTCAAAGAAGCATGTCCAGATTGTGAAAGGCAAGCACCTTTACATCCAACACTACAATGAGCGCAAGTAGTTCTTCTTTCTACTCTACCAGTATCTGCTGGAGGAGCATAAATTGCATAATTATGAACTGTTGGATCTTCTTCCGTAGTTGCCTCTGTTTTTGGACTGACTGACCAAACATCCAGACCAGGAGCTAAATCTCTAGCTTCTCTGTGCAATCTTTTAAAAGCTTGTCGATCAGTAGTAAATAACTTCCATGCATGTTGCATTCCAGCTTTAATATGATCATCCCAATCTTCATTGTGGCCTTTTCCGCCAGTTCTAGTTGAAATTGCTGCTGGTTTACCAATGGTTGGAGGAGTAAACATTTGTTTTCCGTCCAATTGACCATAAACTACAGTCTCTTTTCTTTTTCCTTCTGCTCCGGGTAAAATTTTAGCAGAATAAGATCCTAAAATTTCTTTGATTCTTGCTAATTTTTTACCATGCGCTTCTTCTTGTCCGGGTGTGGCAAGACCAGTTACTGGTTCAAATTGAGCTGTATATTCTTCTGGTGGCTCTGATACGTCAATTGTTTGTCCAGAAGGTGTTTGAAATGAATATGGTACAAATTCATCATCTGCTGATGCAGCTGCAATTTGTGCTTGAACAGAATGACGATGTGTTGAAGTTTGACCAGATTGTGATTTTTTAGAAGCCTTTGCTTCATTCAACAATGTTCTTAAAATATAAGCTTTATTACTTAGCATATTAAACTCTAGATCTTGATAAAAATTCTGTAAATCTTGCAATACCAGAAGGTTGTCTATCAGTACTTATAAATTTTTTACCTGTGTATCCTCTCATGAATTGAGGATCACTAGTATGATCATCAGTTATAGAAAAGCCCGAATGCGTACCAATGTATTTGGCATCTTGCCCTAATTGATGTTTCTCTTCATCTGTTAGCGTATGGAATGGTTTTAAATGCAATCCTCTAGACATTGCAGATCCTGCCATGCTACGCCAAACCTCAAATTGAGATTCGTATAATGATCTTGGTGATAAAAATGATCTAGATCTTCTTTCATTTGCAAAAGAAGTCATCTCAAAATTATTATTTTGTTTTTCCTTTAAGTAACCAAGAAATAGTCTAATATCCATGAAGATATTTATATTAATAACAATTAAACAATATTTCTTGTTGATCGCCTACACAGCGAAGCATATCGAAGGTCTTGAGTTTTGTCAAATTAAAATATTAAAATTATTCTCCGTACCACTGACCAGTTTTTGGATCGTAATAATACTCTTTTACAACATTACCTTTTCTATCTACCTCTTTTATAATCCAACGTCCATTTTGGCTATCCCATTCTGGCTTAGTAAATTTATTTCCTCTTCCTGGTTTAAACTTAGGTGGTTTAGGAGGATTTCCTGGATTGCCTGTAGATGCAGAAGCTTTTGTTAAGTAATTTGGATTTCTATCTAAAAAATTAAAAAAGGATGATTCCTCTTTAGAACCACCTGAAGATGGTCCAGTAGTATCCCGCATTCCTGGATTTACTCCTCTGGGATCTCCCTTTTTATCTTCTTCTGTTAGATTGATGTAGGTTCTTGATAGTTGTTTAATCCAATTGTTGTTCATAACATTATTTATGAACTATGGAATCTACCAAAGGGGACCCATTGATTTCAAAATAGGAATCAGATAGCAAACAGAGAAGACAATGAAGAAGAACCAAAAGATTCCTTTTTTTATTTTGGGAGGAATCCTATGGAGGGGACCCATGAAAAGATTATCGAACTATTAGATTACCATTCCAAATTTTTAGTTTCGAACCCGGAAAGAATTCTTGTAGAAGCTCTAGGAGTTCTTTTTCTTTTTCTTTTGATAATTTTGTTGGTTTTTTGTTTCCAATAAAATTACCAGATTGAGTAATACCTTGATTTAGATTGAAGTCAGGAGCATCATCAAAATCAGGAACAAGAAAGAGAATGTCCTGAATTGGAATTATTTTT